CCTACTCCAGACGCAAATTACTATTTTAGAGTACATTTTGATAAAAGACCGGCTACTTTAGAGTCCAGTAATCAGACTAATTATATCAGTTTAAACTACCCTCAACTCCTATTATATGCATGTTTAGTAGAAGCTTATGGGTATTTAAAAGGTCCAACAGATATGTTGACATTATACGAACAAAAGTATAAAGATAGTGTACAAACGTTTGCTTCTCAACAAGTTGGAAGAAGACGTAGAGACGATTATACGGACGGAACGGTCAGAATTAAAATTGATTCACCGAGTCCTTAAATTAGGAGATAAAAAATGGCTATAACATCAGCAGTTTGTTCAAGTTTTAAAAGTGAACTTTTAAGTGGTAAACACGATTTCGATTCTTCAGGTGGAGATACTTTTAAAATCGCTATGTTTACAAGTTCTGCATCTTTAGATGCAACTACAACAGACTATAGCTCATCAAACGAAATTACTAATTCCTCTGGAACTGCTTACACAGCTGGCGGAAAAGCATTAACAAACCAAGGCGTAACTTTGTCAAGCACAACTGCTTACACAGATTTTGCTGACGTGTCTTGGACTTCAGCTTCTTTCACAGCAAACGGTGCAATGATCTACAACACGACAACTGATGGCGGATCAGGTACAACAGATGCAGTTTGTGTAATTGCATTTGGTGGAGACAAAACAGTTTCTTCCGGAACTTTTACAATTCAATTTCCTACAGCAGGAGCAACAACAGCTATCCTAAGATTAGCTTAAGGAGGTAATTCCTTATGGCTTCAATTTGGGGTGGTGATAGTCCTTCAGTAGCCTGGGGCGTTAACTCATGGCAATCTAATACATTTCCATTATCTATTGATGGTTTATCCATTAGTGCATCTCAAGGAGATGCTGTCGCTTATCCTGATCGAGGATGGGGCGCACAAAGTTATTCTACAGGTGAGTGGGGAGAAGTAAATGAAAATACAGCAGTTCTCTCCGGACTTGAAATTACAACAACTTTAAATGCAGATGGAGTTGAGTCTTATTCACTTACTGGATGGGGAAGAGCACAATTTGGTGAAGAACCATACGGCGATAGTGATAACCCTGTTGTTACTCTTTCAGGGCAATCTTTTTCTGTATCTCAAGGAACAGCAACTGTAACCACAGAAATAAATACAGGTTGGGGCCAAGATGGATGGGGCGTTGAAAACTGGGGTCAATCAGGATTAGCAATAGATATTGATGGTTTAGAAATAGGAACTGTTTCAGTAGGTCAAGGTGGTTGGGGAACTGTAGCTTATGGAAATGCTAGCTGGGGTATGTGGACTATTACACCAGAAGACGTTGTTGGATTATCAGGACAATCTATTACTGCATCTCAAGGAACTTCAAGTATAATAGTTGATTATGTAGATACACCAACAGGTCTATCTGCTACTGTGTATCAAGGATCAATTAGTGCAAACAACGGCGCTGATATGTTGGTTGGTTTAGCAAGTCAATCTTTCTCATCTACAGTAGGCGCTATATCCCCAGCAGATGTAGTTGGATTAACTGGTGTTGAATTTAATGCTTATGAAAATGGTTCTGGAGTAATACCAGATAATATAGAACTTATTGATGTAACAGGAGTATCTTTTACCGCTTCTGTAGGAGCAATAACACCAGACGCAATGACCGTCAGTTTTAGTGGTGTTTCTTTCACTGGTTCTGTAGGAGCAATTACACCTGATCAAAATACAGTAGGATTGACTGGCGTTGATTTTAGTGCTAATGTAGGTGAATTATATCCGGTATACTTTAAAAATGTTGACATTGAGTCATCAACAACGTATACAGATGTAAATATAGCGGCGTAAATTAGGAGATAAAATTATGGCTTCAACATATACACCATTAGGTGTTGAAAAAATGGCAACTGGCGAAAATGCCGGTACATGGGGAACAAAGACTAATACAAACTTAGAGATTCTAGAGCAAATATCTGGTGGCTATGCAGTTCAAACTTTAAATGCCGCAGGATCTGGTGCTAACACAACAACTTTATCTGTGTCAGACGGATCTACAGGTGCAACTCTTGCAACAAGAGTTATCATTTTAGGAGCAGAATCTGCTCAAGCTATTACAGGAAATAAAATAGTTACAATACCTCTTGATGTAGAAAACTGGTATTTCATTAAAAATAATACAAGCGGAGCTTACACAGTTGAATTTAAATACGTTAGTGGATCAGGTGGAACTGTTACTTGGGCAACTGACGATAAAGGCTGGAAAGCTATTTATGCATCAGCTAATGATGGTACTGACCCTGACGTTGTTGATATTGGAATGGGTGACGTTACAACTAGTGGTACACAAACTTTAACAAACAAAACTTTAACTTCACCAAAAATTGGTACTTCTATTTTAGATACTAACGGAAACGAGTTATTCATATTAACAGCAACAGGATCAGCAGTTAATGAAATTACTTATGCTAACGCAGGAACGGGTAATGGTCCAACTTTTACCGCTTCTGGTGAAACAAACGTTGATATAAATATTGACCCTAAAGGGTCAGGAGTTCTTAAATCAGGAACTGCAGCAGTTAAAATTGCAGGAAAAGAAACTATATGGGTTCCAGCTGGAGCGATGTATGCTGCAACAACTAATGGAGCTAGTGCAGAACAAATAGAAACAACAGCAACTAGACCTGACATTAAAGTTTTAGATTTTGATCCAAGTACAGCAGAATACGCACAGTTTGCAGTAGCTATGCCTAAATCATGGAATCTAGGCACGGTAACTTACCAAGCTTTTTGGACACCTTCGACTACAAACACAGGTGACTGTATATTTGGCTTACAAGGCGTAAGCTGTAGTGATGGTGATACTGCAGACGTAGCTTTTGGAACAGCACAGGAAGTTACAGACGCTGGAATTGGAACTGTAGAAGATATACAAGTTACAGCAGAAAGTAGTGCAATGACAATTGCAGGATCTCCAGCAGACGACGACATGACTTTCTTCCAAGTTTATAGAGACGCAGCAGATGGTAGTGATACCTTTACAGGAGACGCGAGATTAATCGGTATTAAATTATTCTTTACTACAGACGCTGCTAACGACGCGTAATAGGAGGATAAAGAGATATGACTCAATTTGGTTATAAAACATTGGGTTTCGGAGCAGGTGCTAGTGGAACCCCTTATAATGTTCAATACTTAGTAGTAGCTGGCGGCGGTGGCGCGGCTGGTGGATATGGAGCTGGCGGTGGAGGCGGCGGTGGTTTCCGTACGATTGCATCTAAAACTCTTCAAGTAACTACTAAAAAAACTTATGCAGTAACAGTCGGTTCAGGTGGAACTGAAGCTAATACGCCAGTAGGCGTAGGTCAAGGTCAAGGCGGAGATTCTGCAATGGTCGGCGATACAGAAACAGTTACTTCTGCTGGCGGCGGTGCTGGCGGATATAATGGTAATCCAGCTGGAGGACCAAATGGTAACACAGGTTATAACGGAGGTTCCGGTGGCGGAGGTGCACAACCTTGGCAGTCAACTGGAGGAGCTCCAGGAGGATCAGGAAACGTACCTCCAGTAAGTCCCGCACAAGGTACTGATGGTGCGGCAGGGGGACCAAATGGAATTCCAAACGGCGGTTACGGCGGCGGTGGCGGAGGAGCAGCTCAAGCAGCTCCAGGAATGCCAGGCGGTAACGGAGAAGTTTCAAACATTTCAGGATCTGGCGTAACTTATGCTGGTGGAGGCGGAGGAGCTCAAATGGGTCCTAACGGCCCTCCAGGTGCTGGCGGTGGTTCTGGTGGCGGCGGCCAAGGTGGCGGCGGTGGCTGGACTAACACTGGAAATTCTGGCACAAATGGTACAGGCGGTGGTTCTGGTGGATCTAACCAAGGTAATCCTCTAGGCCCTGTTGGAGGAAATGGAATAGTAATTATTAGAAGAGTTACAGCAGATTCTGGAAATGCATCAGGTGGAACAGTTACCACTTCTGGTTCAGATAGTATTCACACATTTAACTCTTCAGGGACGTATACAGCTTAATGGCAACTTTATATTTTGCAAAACTTACTGAAGAAGACAACGAAGTAGTTAATACTATTACGTTAGATTCTCAATATGCTCCAACTGAACTAGCTGGACAAAAATATTTAAATAGTATGTATAAATGGAATAAGTGGAAACAGACTTATAGAGATGACGCAGATAGCGTTAATCCAAGAGGAAATTATGCTGCGCAGGGTTGGAAATACAGAGAAGATCTAGATATGTTTGTACAATCAGCTGCACCTTATCCTTCATGGACATTGAATGAAACGACTGGAAAATATGAAGCACCTGTTGCTAAACCAGAAACTTATTTAAGTGGTCAAGAACCACAATTTCATCCCGATGAATATACTTGGAATGAAAGCTCTGGACAATGGGATAGAGTTGAAATGGAATAATAATTTCATTGTAATACAGTCATATTTACTATATACAGAGTTAAGGATACAGAATGAATATAATAACACTCAGTAGAACTGATATTTTTTATGGTGAAGTTAACCAAAAAGAATTAGATTTAGACAGAAATCAAATAAAATATAAAATATATGAAAGTTTTATTGAAAATAAATTAGAAGAGAAAATATCTGATCATTTAAAGGTTATGAATTGTGATGCAATGTTTCATCTGACACATTATATCATAGATTACTTTTTATTTTACAGCAATAAAAGACGTTTAGGTTTTAGTAAAATAATTAACGGAAGTAAACAATTTGGTTATTGTGTATTGCCTGGAAGTAGTACTTTAAGTAAAAGTCATAATAAACCATTAGACCCAATAACGTCTCCAGATTTTACTCTTGTTTATTGTGTTGATGTTCAAGAAGGTAGTAGTGATTTAGTTATTGAATATGATGATCATAGAAGAAAGGGAAGAAGTTGGCAGTTTCCTGTAAAGAACAATTGCTATTATATGTTTAACTCTTCATTAAGATATTATATAACTAAAAACAAAAGTGATAGAATAAATACATTTTTTATACAGACTTATGCAGAACAACGACAGTAGTACTAATATTATATTTGCAACACCTCTTTATTTTAAAGATATAAAAAATCCATTATTAAATAATGAATTACTTAAATATTGTTTAAGTTTAAAAAAGAAAAAGAAGGGAAGAAAAATAAGTAATGTAGGAGGTTGGCAAAGTGATGACATAGATTGTGAACACAAAACAATAGTAAAATTTATAGATTACGTACAAACCGATCTTGCTGAATATATGAGACTGTTTAATGACAATCAACAATTTAGAATAAATAATATGTGGTTTAATATTAATAGTAAACACCACTATAACCAGGAGCACTCGCACGAAGGAGGAATAAGTAATGTAGATTTTTCTGGAGTCTATTATTTAAAAACTTCTAATAATGAAAAATGTGGATCTATTGTTTTTTCTAACCCTGACAATAAGTTAGGGACTTCTCCTGTATTTAGTTTAAATAAAATTAAAGAATATTCTCCATTTAATTCTAGTAAGTATATTTCTGTGCCTAGAGATCAAAGACTATTATTATTTCAATCTCATATAAAACATAGCGTATTACCAAATCGAACAGCTAAAGATAGGATAAGTTTAGCTTTTAATTGGAGCGTGGTGTGAAGTTAAAGTTTTCTTATTATGTTTACAAACAAGCTGTAGCCCCACAAGTATGTGATCAAATAATTTCTTTATTACAAAAAGAGAAAATGAAATTGGGAACAGTTGCAAATAGAAGAAAAACAAAAACAAAAAAACAAAGAGAAGAATTATTTAAAGATAGAAAATCAAAAGTTGCATTTCGAAAAGATCCTTTTCTTTATAGAATCATACATCCTTTTATTAAAGATGCTAACGAAAAATCTGGTTGGAACTTTCAATGGGATTCTTCTGAGTCTTGTCAATTAACAGAATATGCAAAAGGTCAATACTATCATTGGCATCAAGATGCTTGGGACGAACCATATAAAAAAGGTTT